CCTGTCGGCCAGGTAGACGAGGCCAAGCTGCTGGTCGCCATCGAGTCGGCCAAGAACATCGACGAGCTCATCGTCGTGTTTGATGCCATCAACGAGATCCGCAACGCCAAGCAGAAGGTCTCGCTCATGGGCGCCTACAAGATACGGTTCAAGGAGCTCGGCCCGGAGGCGACCGAGTGACGCCCTGCGAGCACCACTTCTGCCGGTGTATGCGGGCGGAGGAGCTCTGTCAGATGGGGCGGCACCTGGAGGCGATAGCGGTCCACTATGGCCTGGTACGATGCCGTCAGGAGGGGGCCCAGGGCTCCTCAGATGCGCGCAACGCATTTAATCCGGGAGGGGGCATACATGGCAACGTGCGGGAACCTTAACTGCCGTGGGCCCTTTGAGCCGGCCCGCGCCTGGCAGAAGTTTTGCTCTACCACCTGCCGGCACGCAGCCCGTAACCAGGGGATCAGCCACCGCCGCGCCGGGGATCACATCATCCGCGAGGCCCTGGTGTGGTTCGCTGCCGGCGGTGGCTTCTCCCACGAGGCGCGCCTGCGCGATGCCTGCGAGGCTTATCAACTGTATGACCAGGAGAGAAACCCATGAGCGAAGATGTAATCCCCTACACGCCCGTGAAGGGCTACCGCGAGCTCAACGCCGAGGAGCTCGCCGACATGAACCGCTGCAAGGAGATCGAGGCGATGGTGCTCGCTACGGTGGCAATGCTCCGGGATGCCACCGGGTACGACTCGCGGTGGCTCGCCATCGGGCAGACCCACATCGAGCAGGGCTTCATGGCACTGAACCGTGCCATCGCCCGACCGACCGCCATCGAGCCGCCGGGCGTGATTACCCACACCAAGACGGTCGTCAAGACGGGCCACCAGGCATGAGCAAGCGCAGCATTATCAACTGGCCGCTCGCCATCGTCCTCGTGGGCTTCGCCATCCTGGTGTGGGGCATCGTGTACGGCTACTGGTGACGGCGTTCGATGGTCTACAGTCAGTCCAGGCCGGCGCGCTCACCACTCATCTGTGGGGCGTGCCGGGAGTGCTGCAAGGGCCCGAGGGAGCTCCTCATCACGGAGCCGTCGTTCATGTGGCAGACGTACCAGCGGGACGGCAAGACCTACCTCGCCACCCGCGCCAGTGGGGACTGCGTGTACTTATGTTCTGGCGGCTGTTCCATCTACGCGACCAGGCCGAATGTCTGCCGGTCCTACGACTGCCGGGATTATGTGACGCACCCTGGAATGTCTTTACGCATCCGCCTCCAGGCGGTCAGGAGAATGCCCGTGACCATCGAGCAAGCCAACCCATGCAACCCGTCGAAGCCCAAGAAGCCCCGCAAGAAGAAGAAACGGATCACTAACCAGTCGGCGGTTCAACGCTGACGCTCGAGGGGCCCGGTGCCGACACAGCGGGCCCCTTTTTTTCACCTCAGTTGTCCGGGGTTCGCACCACCACGGCGCTGGTGCCGGCACCACCGAACACGACCGCCGCCTGGTTCTGATTCATTTCGACCCGGAGCTCCCCCTGGCCCTTGTCCCATGAGGCGCACGTCGGGCTCGCCACCTTGGCCTTCTTCATGGTCAGGCAGAACGCGGCGCTCGCAGCTTCCGACTTGGCCTCCCCGGTGGTCTGCTGGGCAGCGAGCCAGAGCCCGCAAATCTCGTCCCAGTCCGAGCCCGTGACCCCCATGCCGAACTCGACCACCGCACCCGTCACGCTCCAGCCGTAGCGGCACTGAGCGGAGGGTGGCGGCGCGCTCGGGTTGGGCGCAATCGCAACGCCCTCGAAGGCCGAGCTCTCCATGACCAGGCTGACCGGAGCGTCCCCGGCGTTCTGGCCCTCGGCCTGGGCCTCGGCCTGGGCCGGCGGCGGTGGTGATGGCCCGCGGCGCTCCTGGCTCGCCGACACGGCGCCCACCAGGGCGAGCAAGAACAGCGTTGTGATCGTTCGCATAGTCGGACCCCTATTTGATTTGCGCGGCTTGTTGCCGCAAGGCACTCCGGTACTCACGGGCGATACGGATCTCCTCGTTGAGATCCCTGATCAGCGCGCGGTCCCCCGTGAAAAGTTGACCACTCGCGCGACGTGAATGGATCGCGTTGAGCTCCCGCTGCATCCTCTCCAGCCGGTTGTCGTTCGCCTGACTCTGTTGCTCGTTGCGGAGCACTAGCTTCTGCGTGAACATCGCTGACGCCGTTTCCCCTGCGTTCGCGTAGCGGTCCTCCGCCCAAAATGCCCCGCCCAATATCGCGGCTGCTAGTGTCACCCATGTGGCGACCTCCTTGACGTGATTCGTGGAGCTCATAGCTGACTCGCCAGCTTCTTGGTGATCTGCCGGTCAGCGAACCACCAGGACAATGCCAGCGCGGTGAGGTAGAGGATCGTAGCGATGATCCGCTCCTGCAAAGTCTCGGAACCGTCCCCGAGGGTGAAGTAGATCCCGGTGGTGACGCACACCAGGGAGAGGGTGAGCACGGGGCGCATCATGCCGCGCACCACGTCGACCGCGATGATCCACCCGGAGTCGCCGGTCGACCACCGCTTGCCGCTCTCGGCGTAGCTGGCCTCGAGGCCCTTCCAGGCGGCGGCGGCTTCGGCGCCCTCCATGTCGAGCTCCTTGATGTCGCGCGCAATCTCAGCCTCGCGGTCCATGTGCCGGAGCTCGACCTCCATCTTGGCGAGCTCGTGCTTCTGGTTCTGCCGGTCGGTGAAGAACTTCACACCCCCCGAGAGCACCGAGCCCAGCAGCCCGGTCATGCCGCCACTGACGACGCCGAGAATCAGATCCATCATGCCACTACCTCCAATAGAAACGGTTGTTTGCCGAGGGTGTCCACCAGGCGCCGGAGCGTCACACGCGACAGCAGCACCGCGAGCTGCATGGCGTCGGGCCCTGGCAACTTGCCCATCCGGGCGCCGGGCAGGATGCACCCCTTGGTGTGCTGGACGATGTTGCCGGCGTGGATGAGGATGGCGGAGCGCCCCGGTACGCGGGTCACAGCGTAGACCTCACCGTAGCGCGCCGAGCGTACCATCTGGCAGGGGTACACGCCGGGCGGGATGCTCGAGAGGTTGCGGCGGTTGTCCTTCCACGGCGGCTCCATCGTGAAGCAGCGGAACTTGCCGGCCACGAGCTCGCCGACGGTGCCCTGCTCGGAGCTGTCGAAGCGCGTAAGGCGTGCGTCGATCATCCGCGTTTTCTCCGCCCGCCTGGGAGCGCGTCACGGAGCTCGCCGAGCGCCTTCACGTTCTCGTTGCGGCTCGACTGGATGGACTTCACCGCCTGGTCGAGTAGCCCACTGTTCTCGGTCAGGAGCGTGTTGTGCCACAGCACCGCACACCCCCAGTTGTCGATCACCTGGTTCGATTGTGGATCCTTGCACTTGAAACTCTGCCACCAGACGCAGCCGGCCCCGAGGCAGTTGCCCCCGATCAGCGGGCAGATGGGGCCTATCGTTCTAGTCTTTTTCAGCCAGGATAACGTCCACATATTGGAGCTCCAGCGATAATGTGTGGCTGTGGGTGCCGTCGCCGCCGGTCGGCCCGGTCACATCGGGCGCGTCACCGACCGTCAACGGATTCGGGTCGAAGCCTTTCAGGTTCACCACCCCGTCGTTGCCGGTGAACGGGTGCGTGTGGGCCGGCATTTCCGCAATGGTCAGCTGGTGCGCTCCGGTCTCGAGACCAGTGCCGAACACGGTCAGAAACGGGATCGAGCCGCCGGTCCCGACCGAGCCAGTCGTCAGGCGCAGCGCCTTGTCGTTCTCGATTATTTTCGTCCAGCCGACAGGTGCCACGGTCTGGTTGAACAGCATCCGGGTGCCGGCCACGAACGAGTCGTTGAGCCCCTTCTTCGAGAAGTCGAGCTCGAGGCCGTCGATGGCGCGCCAGTTGGTGGACTTGTTGGTGACGGACAGGAAGCCGACGGCGATGGCCGAGAGCCCGGAGTCGAGCACGCCCGCGTCCCACAATACGGTGACGGTGGTGAGTGTCGTGAATACGCTCACGGTGATGCGCCCGTAGATGGTGCCGGCGAGTACCGTGGCGCGCACGCGCCGGCCCACCTGGAAGGTCGCACGCTTGTCAGCAGCCACCGAGAAGTTGGTCGCGTCAACGAAGGAGGGCGTCGAGTCGGTGAACGGGGTCCACTCGTCGATGATCTCGGCGGCGGCCACGAAGCCCACGCCGGCAACGCTGTCCATCGTCCATTGAACGGCGCCGGCAGAGTCGCGCAGGCGCAGCTTGTACTTTCCATCCAGCCACACCTCGGTGCGGCCGGCGGCGTCGAGCACCACGGGGTTGGGGTTGACCACCAGGCCGGTGCCATCGGAGAACGATGCCTTGGGCGTCGAGCTCCCCTCCTCATAAGTGTCGAGCAGGCCGCCCGAGAGCGGCTCGCCATTGCTGTCGAACGCTCGAAACTTCGGATCGCCCAGGTAATGAACGGTCATTTTTCTGCCTCCAATCTGTCGCGCAGCTTGCGCACGGTGGCCGGGCTCAAGACATCGGTCGCGTCCTTGAACAGCTGGTTACGCTGCCGGCGGAGCTCGCGGATCTCTATCAGCTTTGCATCGGGCGTCATCACTCCCGAGAGTCTGGTCAAGCGCATGGCCCGATTCAACTTGGTGATGTCGCGCGCGATGCTCTCGGTGGTCAGGCGGATCCCGAACAGCACCGACCGCCCCTCGGCGGTAAGGTACTCGGCCGGGTTGCGCCCCTCGGCCCGGATCTTGTTGAACGTGGACGTGACGAGCCGGATCTCCTGGCGGAGCTCGTAGAACTCGTCCTCGTAGCTGGTGCGGCGCAGCGGCAACGCACGGGTGAAGCGGCGCACCACGGGATAGTCGGCGAACTCCTTGGTGGGAGACTCGGGAAGCCCTGCCTGGACGAGCGAGTCGGTTCCCATCGTCAGGTACATGCCCAGCGTGCCCAGGTAGCCGCGAACGTAGTGATCGTACAGAAGCGGGCTCATGCCCACCGTCTGCCCGAGGAGGATCGCGGTCTCGCTCGTCCACGGCCGGAACTGCTCAGTGGGGTCGACGTTCGCCAGGTCGTCGGGGATCACGCGCCCGCCGCTGAAGTTGCGATTCATCAGGTGGTCGAGGATGGGGCTGCCGATCTGCGGCACCGCCGCCATGTTCAGCTGCTCGCCGAAGATGAAGCCCAGGGCGTCCATGAAGGCCACGCCGTCGCGGTCCTTGATGAACTGCAAGGAACGCTCGGGGATGGATGCGAAGATCGCGCCCATCTCGAACGGTTTCGGGATGAGCCACACCTCGTCAATGCCCATCTGCTTGGCGATGCCCTCGGGGATCAGAATCACCCAATGGAGATCCTTGACCCAATCCGGGAGGCCGTTATAGCGGTCGTCGTCGTGATTCAGCCACCAGAGCGCGAGCGACGGCAACGTGATGGCGAGCCCGCCACGCAGGAACAGCTGGCCGGCGTGCTCACCCTTGAGGCGCTGCTTGCCCTTGGTTTCAAAGAGCTCGCGCTCGAGCTTGTAGAGCCCCTGCATTCTCGCGTTGAGGAACGGCACGATGGAGATAAAGTTGCGGATGAAGTCGCTCGACCCGCGCATGGCGAAGTCCGTCGACACGTCGCGGCCCCGGAACGCCGACTCCTGCAACGATTTCCCCTGCTCGCGGGACGCCTTGAACTCGGCAAGCCGGGTGCCGTACTCGAAGGCGCTGCCGACCTCGAGCCACCAGTCGATGAGCCTGGCCGGCGTGTCGAGCACGTTCTTCATCTTGAAGCCGGCGCCGACGTACAGCTTCTCCAGGCCGCGCCTGGTGGTGGCGGTCTCGGTGCGAACGCTGCTCGCAAAGCCGCCACCGTTGGCGAGGTATAGCCAGTAGTTGTCGTCCTTCACGATGCGGTCGAAGAAGCCGCTTATGGAGCCCACGAACGGCATCATGTTCGAGCGCCGGAGCAGCCAGCCGCTCACCGAGTCGCGGATCATGTTGGGCACCATGAAGTCGGGCAATGCGGTGACGCCGAACGTCAGGGTGCGCTTGAAGCCCTGGGCGATGCGGATGAATAGATTCGTCGGCCGCCACCCCATCGAGAGCATGGCCTTGAGGAACGACGGATCGGCGACCTCGAAGAACACGCGCTTGCCCCGGAACATCACCTGGTCGATGTTGTCGCCGATGGGCGCGTTGCCAAAGGTGAAGAACTTGAGGAAGTCGCCGGCAGCGTCGGCGAAGTCCTCGTTGAACGTCATGCCACCCTCGGGGAGCACCTCGGCGAGATCGATGCCCATGTCCTCGAGGATCCCGCGCACCTGGTTGGCGACCTGATCGGAGTGGATCTTCACCGCCCTGGTGTCCTTCGGGATGCGCACCGCGAACTCGGCCGAACCCCGGCCGCGCATGATCATCGTGTAGACCTTCTGCTTCGCCCGGTTCTGCACGGCCATGTCCACCAGGGCGGCGGTCGACTGCATGATGTTGTCGAATATGTCGTTGACGTTGGCGGTCCCACCGAACAGCCGCTTAAACGCCGAGCGGCTCACGGTGCGCTTCTGCCCGGTGGCGAGCTCGAGCAGCCGGTGAAACGGCACATAGTCGCGGTTGAGCTCCTGGATGAGCGCGCGACTCTCGGCCGAAATGATGCCGGCCTGCTGGTAGAAGTCCATCATCTCGTCGAGGAACGTCTGGTAGTCCTTAAACGCCTGGACGATCTTCGGGTTGTCGGCGCCCTGGGCGATGAGCGCGTCGATCTCGGTTGGCTTGAGCAGGTTCTCCCGGCGTTGGCTGGCGAGCTCGGCGGCGCGACGGCCGGCAAAGTAAGCCATCGTCTTGTCCATCACATCGGCCACCGGCTCGAATACCTGGCGGAGACCCTTGCCAACGAACACCACGTCGCCGTTCGCCTCCATCCGAATGGTGCCGTGCTTGAATACGGCCCGCACCACGCCACGCACGCCACGGATCAGTCGGGTGGCTTTGTAGGCGGAGAGATCGGCGTCACCGATAGTGCCCTCGATCGTGCGCTCGGCCACCTTGAGCCCCTGGAGCTCGTCGAACATGTTCTTGAGCGCCAGGTCGTCCCACTTGTCGGCGGTGTCCTCGAGCGCCCGCCACAAGTCTTGGACGCGCCCGCTGAGAGTAGTGTCCCTGCCGATCTTCGAGAGCGCCCGGTTGATGGCGCCCTGGCGGAACCAGGCGTGCATATCGGCCTGGGCGCGGATCATCGGCGCCTCCCACCGAGAGCCCTCGATGAGCTCGACGAACACCTCGTAGAAACCTGGAGCTCGCGCGGCGGCCTCCTCCTCCTGGGTGAGAAACAGGCGCACGAACTCGGCGAAGCCCTCGTTCAGCTTGTCGATGTCGTAACTCAGCCCCAGCACTTCATCCTTGAACTGGTTCGACTTGTAGGCGAACGAGAATCGCGGGTCGAGATCATCGAGGAAGTGGCCGACCTCGTGGGCGACGACCTCGAGATCGTTGTTGTGACGGATGCGGAGCTCCTCGAGATGCTTGCGATAGAACCCGAGGCGCGACTTCGAGCCCTTCACCCGGCCTTGGTAGATTTTCAGGCCAAGAGCCTTCTCGAAGCGGCGCAGGATGTTGTCGCGGCGCAGCGGCTTGTCCGGGGCGATGGGGGTCTTGAGCACGCCGAACCCCGAGACTGGTTTCTTCGGAGCGCCTGGGCCCGGCTCGGGCAGGTCACGGTCGCCGATGAATCCCCGGAACGTGGCACCGGGGCCACCCGCGAACTCGGTGCCGCTCGGACCACCCTCGGGCGATGGCGCCGGCACCGTGGCCGTGGTGCGGAACATGGTCGCCTCGTCCAGCGAGAGCTGAAAGCCGAACCGGGAATAGAAGTTGACGAGTCGCGCCACGTCGTCGGCACGGTCGCCGCGCTTGCGTTCGATGTCGAGGGGATGCGGCGTCAGCTGTATGTCGCGGCCGAAGCGGTCGGCATGGGCAGTCAGCGCCTCCATGAACGCGGTGCCGACCCCCATCCCGCGCTTGCCCTTGGGGAGCTCCACGATGTCGAGGCTGAGATCGCCATCGACATCGGTCTGGATGAGCACGGTGCCGCCGGCATCCTGGATCCGCTTACGGATGGCGTTGAGCGAATCCTCCTCCACATCGAGCTCGGGGTCGGTGCCCGGTGGCACGTCGCGCATGTCGAAGGTGCCCGACACCCGCGCCAGCGGCATGTTGCGCTCCTGGAGCGAGGTGGCGGTGCCGTCGGCTTCCATCAAGAATCCATCGAGCATCCGAATGGAGTGCTGTTCGAGGAACGTGCCGACGTTGCGCAGCGCGACCAGGGAGCCCTCGTTGGAGACATTCACCTTGACCAGCGCCGCGCTCGCATTCTGCCCGACGATCTCTCGCTGGAGTCGGTTCGCTCCGGTGCCGGCCACGCCCGTGCGCAGCTTCTTCATTTCGGCCACCGTCATGGTCACGAACTTGAGCGGCTGATGGCGGTTGTTGAGCAACAGCACGCCCTCGCCTTTCTCGGCCACCATGAGCCCCTTGGCGACCTCGGGGGAGCCGGCGGCGAGCAACCCTGGGAACCCGCGCGAAACACGCCGGATCCGCCGCTCGGTCACGGGGATGGGGATGCGCCGGGGCGCGGCCTTGATGCGCACATTCGCCTGGCCTTCGACCACGCCATCGGGCGCCATGTTCAGCACCGTGGCGACGGCGGAACCCGGTGCGACCACAATGGCACCCATGACCTTGATGCCGGTGTCGACGAGCACCACGCTCAGGCGCTCGGTGATGGCGCGATCCGCGGCCGACTGCTGCGGGACACCCGAGGGGTGGTTGTGGGAGAAGTAGACGCGCTGGGCGCCGGGGGTCTCGGCCACCGAGCCGGCGATGATTCCCACGTCGGCGGTGGCGCCGGCCGTGCCACCGATGGAGTGGCGGATCACCCGGATCACCTTGTTGCCCTTGCCGAGCACCAGGGCGACGAACGACTCCTGGGCGTCCTTGCGGAACGGGGCGACGACGTGGGCCGCCTCCTCGACGTTGTTGACGACATCGAATCCGGCGTGAACGGTGCCGGTGCGCACCTGTTTGACCCGCGGCGGGGCAGCGGGCTTGGCGGCTTTCTTGATGACCGTCGGGGCACGCGGCGTCGGCTTGCCAGGGGGCGCGAACAGATCCAGCTGGCCGGCCTCCACCTGTTTGGCGCTCTCGGTCTCATCCTCGCGGATGGAGTAGCTGGTGCCGCGCTCCTCGATAACGCCATCATCGAGTCGCTCCTTCGCCTTGTTGAGCTCGATGATGCGGCCCTTCACTTGGCTGCGCTGGGTCACGGCACGGTCGGCAAGCTGGCCGGGCTCGAGCTCGTCGTGTGTGCCGTTCTCGGCGTCGAGGAAGTCGCGGAACTCGGTCTCGACGGTGCCGCTGGCAATGAAGGCGTGCTCGCTCATCACGGCCACCAGGCGCCCGCCGGGCTTCAAGAGTGACCAGGCATGGCGAACGTGGGCGATGTCCTGGTTCTTTGAAAACGGCGGATTCATCACGATGATGTCGTGCTTGGTGGTGTACTTCAGGAAGTCACCCTGCTCGACGGTCACGGGATGGGTGTCGGCGAGCGCCTCGGCCTGGGCCCGAAGCACCTCCACCAGCCCGGAGCTCTGTTCGAGAGCCGTCACCGGAATGTCGAATGTCTCGTATATATCCGCCATCTGCTCGATGATGTTGCCCGAGCCGGCGGAGGGCTCGAGCACCGAGTCACCGATCTGCGCGTCGGCACGGTCCACGAGATCGGCGGCGAGCTCCGGCGGGGTCGGGAAGAAGTCGACGCCGACTCCCTTCTGCCCCACGAGATCGCGCTTGAGCTTGTCGAAGCGGCGCCGGGCCTCGACGGTGGGATCGGTGGTGGGGCCGGCCACGGCGAGGCTCTTGAGGGCGGCACGCGCCTCCTCCCACTTCTCCTGGTTGCGCAAGCCCGCGTTCGCGGCCCGCTTCGCCTCCTTCTCGCTGAACTTGCCCGAGGGCAGCGTCGGGCGCATCAAGTCCTCGACGATGGCCTTCGACTTCACGTTCGCCAGGATGATGGGCAACGAGCCGAGATCCGTGGCGTCGGCCATGTTGTTCAAATCGGTCTGAATAGACTGGAGGCGCCGGCCGTCGGCCATCATCGAGTCGATGATTCGGGCCCGCCTGGGCGTGAGGTTCTGGCCGGCGGTCGCGGGGTCGAGCTTGGCGTCGATCTGCTTCTGCAACCCGTCGGCGGTCTTTCGCAACGCCGTCGAGACCTTGGCGGCGCGCTTCCTGTCGGCGGCAACGCCGGGCGTCACGCGGCCGGCTTCATCCAGCGCAATCTGCGCGAGCTCCACCTGGAGGGCCCGGAGCTCGACGGTCACGGCGGCGGCCTTCTCCTCACGCTCGGCCTGGGGCAGCTTCGAGTCGCGGAGGAACGCGCCGATCTTCGACTGCGCCTCGCGGAAGTCGCCTATTACGTCGTTCTTCTCACGCGGGCCGGTGGGCGCCTTCTTGGGCTGCTCGGGGGCGCCGGCTGCGAGCTTTTTCAGCTTCCGATTGATGTCCTTGATGCGGCGGGTAAGCGCCTCGCGCTGGGTGACGAATACGCTGCTCTCATCGCGGGAGAGGTTGGTGGCGCGCACATGGCCGAGGGTCTCGAAGATGCGCGTGCTGGCGGCCAGGTCGGCCTCCAGCTCCTCGCGGGTCTCGCCCAACACGCCAGCACCGAGGCCCGGGCGTGCCGTTTCGATGCGGTGCGCGAAGGCGCGGCGGAAGGATTGCCCCAGCGCCCCGGGGGATCCGGTGAACTGGAAGCCCGCCGTGTCGCCGTCGCCAGTCAGTTGCTGCACCAGCTCGCCGAGCTCAACGTCGGTGTCGGAGCTCGCGGCGGCTTTGATGAGCGCGGCGAGCTCGGATTTCCGGGTGTTGAACTGGTCGAATACCAGCTGCTCGAGGATGGCTTGCGCCCGGAAGTCGGGATCCTGCGCGTCTGGAATCGCCGGCACGGCCTCCTCCTCCTCGCGCCCCTTGGCCTGCTCGAACAGCGCCAGCGCCTTGCGCTCGACCGGGGGCAGAGTGGCCCAGCCTCGGCCCGACTCGGATACGACGCGCTCGCCGCTGGCCGTGAGGAGGGTGAACGGCGTCACGGCCGTCGGATGGCCGGCGTGTTCAATCACAAACCCGGTCGACCGATGCACATTGGTGTCCGGGTCGGGCTCGGCCAGGACGCGCCGGGCAAAGATGCCGTCACCGAAGCGCACCCACACCAGGCCAGGGCGGGCCTTGCTGGCGGGCTTGATGCGCGACTTCTTGATCGATGAGAGATCCATCGTGGCGCCGGCGGGGGCGGAAACGCCGGGCGCCTCGCCGTCGGGCGCCTCGGCCTCGGGCGCCGGGGCCTCGGGCGCGGGGGCTGCGCCGAAGATGGCCGCCAGGCGCTTGCCGATTTTGCCTGGCGTCAGGCGGGTGGACTGCTCGGGGCCGAATCGGATCACCACGTCCTTGCCCTGGGCGAACACGCTCACGGCGCCCTCGGTCTCGCGGCGGTTGACGTTCAACCCGGGCGAGCCCTCGGTGATGATGGCGGCGAGCTCGGTGGCCTTGGCGTTGCGGGCGATCTCGCGCTTCACCTGGTCGATGCGTCCCTCCTGGATGCCGGCCAGCGCCTCGATGATGTCGTCGAGCTCGTCGTCGGTGAGCTCGGGCTGCTCCTCGACCGGCTCCTCGGCGGTGCCCTCGGTGATGCTCTCGGCCAAGTCCTCCATCGCTTTGGCAGCGGCCACGTCGGTGGCGGCGAAGTCCGGGGCGAGCGTGCCGGCGCGGATGGCGTCGGCGATGTCGGTCAATCCTTCGCGGAGCTCGGCGCGGGTGAACTCATCGGGTGCCGCGATCACCTCGCCGGCCACGGCCAGCGCGTCGGCCTGGTCCTCGGTCTCGGTCTCGACCTCGATGGATACCGAGTCGATGACAGTCTCGTGGAGCTCGAGCTCGTCGAATGCTTTGTCGAGTACCCGGAGCTCTAGGGCGTTGAGGGCGATGACTTGCTCGCCTTCCTGGGTGCGCGTGCCGCGGGCTTGCGGCGCCGGCCCTGTGGGAGCGGTCGGGGCCGGGGCGGCACCCGGAGTTGGGGCTCCTGGCTCTCCAGGAGGTTGCCCTGGTGGAGCCCCAGGAGGAGGAGTCGGTTGAGGAGTGCCAGTCGGCGTGATTCTAGGGGGGTTGGCCCCGAAAAGGTCCGGGATTGTACCCCCGGCGGCGCGATCTTCTTGGGCATTGGCTGTCTCGATTGCACGGTTGGCGGCGGCCAGCAAATCGGCAAGGCTCGCCGGCTCGTCACCGAATATGTCCTCGGTCTGCTGGCGGGCGACTTCGGCCTGGAGAAACTCGGCGATGGTGGAGAAGGCGCGGCCCATGCGCTCAGAGCTGCGGATGTTGGCCGCAATGAAACGGGCGAAGCCGATGGCCTCCGGGTCGCGCTCACCGAATAGCTCCGATTGCTCGAGGAGCTGCTCGATGGTTCCGCCCCGGCGCTGCTGCTCGCGGATCATCTCCACGGCGTCGGTGATTTTCTCCGGGATGTTGAGACCGGCCAGGTTCTCGTCGATGGACTTGGCCTTGGCGAAGGCGGGCGCGGCGGCTTGCAGGGCTGCGAGGATGTTCTTGATCTGCGGGTCGGCGGCCTCGGCCTGGAGCGCGATCAGTCGGTCGTCACCATAGACGCGGGCGAAGATGGCGGAGTTGATGCGGTCGGCCAGCTGCTTGGTGGGCCGGCCCTGCTCATCGGTGAAGCCCGCGGCCTCCTCGGCACCGATGCGCTGGATAAACAGGCGAATGAACTGCTCGTTGCTCGCGGCCAGGGGGTTGCCGGCCTGGTCGGGATTGAACAGCGAGAGATCGTCCTCGGTGAGCCGGGCGGCATCGCTGCGTGCCTGCTCGGCCGGCGCGAACGCGGCGACGGCGGGCTGGTTCGCCTGGCGGGTGAACTCGGCACGGTCGGCGACCTCGGTACGCCGGATACGCACGAGCACCGGGTCGACAATACCCTCGAGCTCCTGGGGAGAGAGCCCGAACCGCTCGGCGTTGTCTGCCAAGAACCGACGGTAGTCAGCGCCTCGCTCATCGGCGAGCGCCTGGCGGAGAGCAATCACTCTCGCGTTCCCACTCTCCACCACCAGGTCGTCGCCCACGATGGGGGCGCCCTCGGTGACGGTCTGACTCTCGGCCAGGAGCTCGGGGTTCAGGTTGCCGGCTATCTTCGCAATCTGCACGCCGCTGGCCTTCCTCGAGCGGTCACGCGGCTGGAGCTCCTTGGGGAAAGCCGGGTTGATGTTGCCGGCGTCGTCGTTGCTGGTAATGAGATCGGCTGCATCGACCACGGCGAAATCGGTCTCGATGGGCTCGTTCCTGGGCGTGAAGGCGGTGCGCCGCTTGGCGTCACCAGGCGCGGCCGGCGGTGGGGCCGTCGGCGGTGGGGCCGTCGGCTGGTCGGCGTCGATGGCGGCCTGCTCGTCGGGCGTCGGCGGTGGGGGAGCTGCCGGCGGCGGAGCTCGCTCGCCTGGCAGCACGCCACGCGGGGTCGCGGTGGCGGCAGCGCCTCCCACGATGGTGCCGATTAGGGCACCCTTGCCGGCGCCCTGGAGGAGTGGATCGGTCTCGGCCAGATTACCGATGATCGCCTGGAAGAACTCTTGAACGCCCTCGGCGGCAGCGGTCAGTGTGATGCGGGCGAACTGCGTGCCCTGCTCACCGAACAGTCCGAAGCGATTGAACAGCGACACCACGGCCGCGTTCTGGAGGAACACTTCATCCGCTCGGCGCTCGGCCTCCTCGGGCTTGATGCCCTGGTCGACGAGCGACTGGAAGGCATTGCCGGCCTCGGCCATCGCCTCCATGACACCCGATGCGCCGGCACCGGCCCACAACGCAGCAACGTGGGAAGTCTTGGCGATGGCCTGGGCGCCCCTGGCGATGCCGACACCCGGCACCCAAAAGACGGCGCTCGAGCCGAAGCCGGCACCGAGCTCCTCGATGAATGCTGGGTCGCGGGGCATGAGCCCCTCGGCGATCCCTTGCGCCGTCAACGCGCCCGATTGCAGCGCGTCGATGTTCGACTTGGTTCCCAGGAAGCCGATGATGCCGCCGGCAGCGGCCACGCCACCCGAGGCGATGGAGCGCACCCGGCGCTCGGCAGCTACGCGGGGATCCTGGTCGAACGGGCCGAACGCCTCGACCACGGTCTTGAGGATCTCCGGGTCGTTGGTGTGGGTGGCGGCGAACAGTCCGAGCGTCATCGGGATCAGATTCATCGTCTGACTGACCACCTGGCCGAGTGTCGTGTCGGGACCGAGGGCGGATTCTCGGAACGCCTCGCGCCGGTCCTTCGCCTCCTTGTCGGTCTCCTTCTGCGCGTCACCCAGGATCTCGCGCGTGCGCTCGGCGATGGCCTCCTTCTGGCGGAACGCTCGCCTGGCGACACGCTCATCGGGCTGGTCGCCACCACGGGCAAAGCGGGCAATGGCTTCGAGCGCCTGGCCGCCCTGGATGGCGGGCTCGAGGTTCGCGCCGGTCAGTTGCGCCTGGGGCGTGCCCGGTGCGCCGGGGAGCTCGAGGCCGGTCAGTCCCTCGGTGGACGGTGGTTGCACCCCCCTTGATGCGGCATCTGGGGGGGTCGGCTGCTTGGCGTCAGAGCGAGCTCGAGCGGCAAGCTCGGCAGCTGGGATGCTCTCGAAGGCGGGGAGCTCGGCACCCTCGGCCTGTCGTGCCTTGGCCCGCTCGATGGCGATGCGCTGCTGCTTCGGGGAAACCTGCTCGCCACGGAGCAGGGCGTCAACATCGACCTGGCCGCGCACCAGGCTGGGGATGTTGGTCGGTGCTCCCTGGTTGAGCTCCGGGTCGGTGACGGTGATGCTGATCTCGGTGGACTGCTGGCCGTCCGGGCGATCCAGTCGACCGAGCTCGCCGTCAAGTGCCGAGGGTGGTGCTGGGGCTGGCGCTAATGCCGGGCGCGCATCTTCACCAGGCACCTGGGGTTGTGGGGGCGGTGCCGGCGGCGGCTCTCCTGATGGCTCGAGCTCGGTCTGGAGCTCGGGCCCTCCGATGGCCTCGAAGAACGGGCGAATCAGTACCGGCTCGTCGGCCTCCTTGGCGAACCGCTGGCGTAGCCCGTCGGCGATCTCGAAGTCACTGAGCTCCGAGAACTCGGGGTGCCGGCGTCTGAACTTCTGTAGAGCGGTCGCCACGTCACTGTTTATTCACGAAGTCTTTGAACGCTTTAAGCTGCTTCGTCCGGGTCTCACTCTCGACACCTGGGCGGGCACGGTTGACGTTCCCACCGCCTGGCTGGAGGACGGGGAACTCGATGCCGAGCTCCTCGGCGGCCTGGCGAACCGCTTGCAACGGCGGCAATCCTTCCTGGACGTTCAGCTGCTCGGCGCGGGAAGCCACCGCCATCATCTTGCGCCGCTCCTCGGGGTCGAGCACCTGGATCCGGCCGCTCTCGAGATCGAAAATATCTCCGAACAGTCCGTTGACGGCGCGCAGGATGGTATTCGACGCGGCCACGCTGCCAGAGCTCCCCGCGCCTCCTCGCCCGGCAGTCGGCGCCGGCAGCTTCGGGGGTCCGATGTCGGCCTCGGGGCCGGCCTTGGGCACGCGCCTGGTCTGCGTGGCGCCTGGCTGTCCCTCAACGCCGGTCTGCACGAACTGGTTGCCCTGGCCGAAACCGGCCTGCTTCTGGAGCTCGGCCACGCCGGAGAGCGCGGAGATCGCACGTTTCAGGAACAGGGTGTTGGGCTTTGTCGGCACGTCCTCCTCGGTGAGCTCAGGGAAGCGGCGCACCAAGGCCGCGCGCCCCTGGGTGTATTGCTCCTGGCTCTGCTCGGGGCTGACCGCCTTGGTGCTCGAGTTCTCGGCAAAGGCTGTCGCAAAACGTCCCACGGCCATGAGGCGCGTGTTGAACGCGGTCAAGTCCATGTCGCGCTTCTTCGCCTGGGCCTCGAGCACCTTGGTGAGCCTGTCCGGGTTCTGGATGGCGAGCTCGCGGAAGGCGCCCGGCCGGTCGGCCGCAATGTCCCCCAGGATCCGACGGGTCTCGGCCTCCGACGACTCGCGGGCGCCCTCGCTCCGCAACGTGAAGGCGTTGATGTCGGTGCGCTGTTGCTGCTGCTCGAGGCGCCCCGGCTGGAGCTCCTCGGCCCGGCGGTTGGCGGCGAGCGCGTTGCGATTGCGGATGACTGCCGAGACATCGGGGAAGTCGGAGCTCGAGACACTGGTAGCCATCAGGTTGCTCCTCCTCCAAATGTCGCTCCGCCGCCACCACTAGCACCAGAAGCAATCGCCTCGCTCGATGTCTTGAAGAAGCCGGCAAGCGCGTCCCCACGACGGCGACGGGCCTCGTTCTCGATGCGTCCGATCTCGGATTGCTGCTGGGCGACGTTCTGCCCGGTGCCTCGGATGGTGGCGATGTTGCGCCCGGTGGCCGTCGAGCGTTCCGCCACCAGGAGGTTGGTGGCACTCTGCCCGACGTTCGACAGCGCGAGCAGCCGATTGAAGCGATTGCCCTGGGTCGTCTGGAAACGGTTGAACGCCCGGTCGAACTCCTGGGTGGCTTCGCCCTGGTTGAACCGCACGAGCTCCTTGCCGGCACGTCCCGACGTGGTGAGGCCGCGGGAGGCGAGGAAACGATTGACGCCACGCTCGCCCTGCTCGATGCGGAACTGGAAGCCCGGATCGGCCTCGAAGTCGTCGGCTGTGAACGGAGCCGTGAGCTCGTCGATCTCCTCGCCGAGCGTACCGATGGACTCCTGCCCCACGTCGATGAACGGCCGGAGCTCCTCCTCGATGAACTCGAAGCCGGCCTCGGATTCCTCGAGCGCCTTCTTTTCCGCCGCTATCTGGATCGCCTGGGCGCGCTGTTCGTTGATGCTCGAGCCCGCGCTCGCCCCCTTGGCGCCGGCCACCAGGGCCGCACCGACGACAATGGCTGCTACTGCTACGACTGGCATAAGATTCTCCCCATGAGGTACTGGTCTCGAAGCTGCCCACCCTTGAGCAGCGAGCCGTGGGATAACCCCTCGACACCGAAACCGCACGCCTTCGCATAAAGGTAGACGTGCCGGGCCTCCACTTCGACCCAGGTGATGAGCTTGCGCGCCGTGGTGTTCTCCGCCATCCAGTCACAGGCCATTCGACAGCCGGCTATGGCGTGCTTGCCCCGGTACTCTTTCAGGATGCCGGTGTGCCACTCGAAGGTGATCGAGTTGCTGGGCGTGACGATGAAGATCCCCATCGGTTCATCACCCAGCCACGGCACCAGGTAGTAGACCGAATCGTGGAACGCCGGCACGAAGTCCTCGGGCGAGCCGGTCCCATCGTCGCTGCCCTCGGCCCACACGTCCGGGTCGGTGAGGATCGCGGCGACCAGTTGGGGGTCGCTTGTTCTGCTGACTTCGATCACGGGTTGAACACCACGATCACCAGGTCGAGGTTGGCGCCAGCGTTCGCGCCGGGGTTCGGGTTGCGCATCCGAAGCCCCACCACGTCGTCGGCGTCCACCCACCCGTCGAAAGCAATATTGAAGGTCGGCGGCGCGAGGACCGGCGTGACATTGACGGCACCACCCACGCGGGCCCCGGTGACGGCGGCCAGGGCGCGGAGCTCCGAGTTCGGGCTAATGAACCAGCCAAACTCGCTCTGCCCGGCCCAGATGATGGCGTTCTCACGGTGCAAGATAATCCCCGCCGGCTGGATGGCGCGGAGCGCGCGGTTGACCTGCTCCTGCCATACGCCGAAAACGCGCGGCGTGAGCTCAGTGCCTTTGCGTGGACTCGAGACATGGCTCATAGACTCGCCTTGAGCTCCATCCCCACGATCACCCTTTTCACGGGGTCGGTGACGGTGAGCTCGTAGACGCGATCCCGAGCTCGCCCGAGGGATCGCCAGATGGCGCGGGCCCGGTATTCGCCGCCCTTGCCGATGCTCCGCCAGTTCTCATTGCTCCAGGTGGCACCGCCGTCGTTCGACCAGCGCAGCATCGCCTGGGGGTCGGCGCCCTGGCCGGTGGCGAGCCCGACACCAGGTTCAAACACCACCTGGAGGGACGAGTGCCCGACGAGCCGCTCGGAGCTGTGGATGTGAAAGCCTCGCGCCTTGAGGTGGATCTCCTCGCCGGCATCGTCGAACAGTCCCGCGGCCTGCTCCCACAGGTTGCCCGAGGTGTAGTCGCTGACCAGGTGCTTGCCGAGGAAATAAATATGGTGCTGGGGCACGAAGCGGGCGCGGTCGCCGACGGCAGTCTTGAGCTCGTGCCACTCGTCCTCACGCACGTCGTAGGCGAACGCCTGGCCGCCGGTTGGGAACGCCAGCACATAGAACTCGCGGCCCCGGTCGACCATCACCCAGGCGATGGCGTCGGTGGATAGCGTGTAGCCGGCGATGGCCTCCTCGATGGCGGCGTTGCTGATCCGGTTGGGCTGGTAGTTGACGAAGCTGATCACCTGGATGGTGCCGTGGTCGTCCACCGCCAGGCAGACGAGCGTGTCGGCGTAGCGCGAGACACTCCACGGCGCGTGGACGCCCCACTGGATCTTGGCGCCCTCGAGGCGCTCGAACGAGAAGTCGGCCTGTCCGGTGTTCTGCCATACCTCGGTGGAGCGGTCGCCGAACAGCCAGAGCTCACCGTGGTCGGCCACCACGGTGCGCAAGTTGTCGGGGTCAGACTCGGCGCTGGCGAAGTCGAGACCGTCCCAGGCGGAGCCATTCTTGAGATCGCTCACAAACCACAAATCGGTGCCCTCGTCGTTGACGATGAAGAAGCCGTCCAGATAGGTGACGTGGCTCGGGTTGTCGGGGAAATCCGGGTCCGTGATGCGTACCAGGTCGCCCTCCTCGATGATCGCCACCACCGTCGGCAGGCCAAAGGTGAGGGTGAGGATGAGCAGCGGCGCGGTGACGGCAGTCTCGGTGCCCACCGAGGGCGCGGCCAGGTGGAGCGGCAGCAACAGGAGCGGAGTCTCGATGGTGGCGATGAGCTCGGTGGCGGGGAATATGTAGCCGTTGCGCCCATCGACGATCATGAGCTGGGTGCCGTTGTCGTCCATCGACACGAAGCCCGAGCTCGTCAGCAGGAAGCCGGCCACGAAGCTCTCGCCGTCCGGGCGGATAACCTCAAGCCTGTCCTGAAACACGGCATAGGCGCGGTCGCCGAACTGGTGGACGCCGCGGGCCGGGAGCTCGCCCCAGTTGCCGAACGCCTTGAGCCCTGGGCGGCCGTAGATGGCTTTCACGTTCTTGGCGTTGGGCTTGCCCGCCGTTTCGATGTAGCAGTTCACCAGGGTCTCGGTGTCGACCGCGAACGATTTGCCCTGCTTGTAGCCGGCGGAGAACGGCAAGAGCATCGACTAGCCCTCGTTGATGTTGTAGCGGCGCCGTCGCCGGTTGGCCTGGAAGTCGAGCAGACTCCGGTCGAACTTGGCGTCGGGCACCACCATGTACTCGGCGATCAGCTGGCGTTTCGCCCGGTCGGCCTGGGCGATGGTCACGTTGTCGATCACCTTCTCAAACTCTGACGCGAGCTCCATCGCCAGCAAAAGGCGCAACCCCCGGATGTGCGAATCCGGGAGCTCAATCTCGGAGTCGAGTGCCAGGTCGGTGTGCCCGATGTGGATGCCGTCGGTCTCCCAGGAGTGGAGGAGCTCGTTGAGCGTGACGAGTCCGTCCTCTGCCTCCTCGGCCGTCGCCACCTCACCTCGAGCGAGGACGTTGATCCGGCGCATGGAGCGCGTGATCAGGTCTCGCGCATTGATGGGCATGGCTTAGGTGGGCTCGGAGTCGGGCGGTGAGCCGTCCCGGTTTGGGTCTTGCTGTTCGGCCGTGCCGGTTTTCGCCTGGCAGTCGTCAGGTTGCGGCTTGGGCGGCTTACCTGGTGGCTTGGGCGGCTTGCCGGGCGGCTTGCTTGGTGGTGTGTTTCCCATGTCGTCGTCCTCGTGGTCGTCGTCGGTTGAAAGAACCCCCGGCCCGAAGGCCGGGGTAAGTCGGTCAGCGAGAGGAGTTAGACCGTCGTCCAGTAACGCACCGCGAGGTCGGGGTAGATGGCCTTCCACCCGTAGAGGATGTCGAGCCGTATCGCTTCCGTGTCCGTGGTGATGTCGTAGGCCCGGATCACGCGGATGCTGAGACCCTTGTGAGTGGCTCGAGCCTTGAACACCGCACCGAGCGGCATGATGAGCGGCACCGTCACCAGGGCGAACGCATTGCGATGGAACCCCAAGTGCTGGGCGTAGCTCGTTATCGTGGCGCCCAGCACTACGATGGCTGCGTCGTCGGCGGGAGCCGCCGTTACCGTTTGGTAGGGCCCGGACACAATGATGGCCGGGCTGATGGTCAGTGTCGCGGGGCCGGTCGTGGCGCCGGAGTCGGCGTCGGCCAGTACCGTGAACTGCTGGAGATAACCGAGATCCTGCTTCACGCCTTCACCCGGAATCGGGTTGACGGCGTTCACACCGACCAGAGTGATGACATCGCCGGCCTTGAGAATGTCGGTGATGCTGTTCGTCCACGCCTGAGTGACGAGCGACTGGCTGTTGGTCGTTTTGCTCGCCGCATAGGTAACATCCTGCGCGGCACCGTCAACAGTCGGGCTACCCGTTGCCACACCGACAGTGTGGGTCGCCACGTTCTGATCCATGTAAATGTCGATGTCGTCGACAATGTTGACCCTACCGCGCGTCCATGCCTCGGCCACGAGCCGCTCCTGCAACAGAGCCGCCTGGCCGCCGGCCATCGAGTGCGTGGTGTTGGACTTGCCGATGAACCGACGCCGGTCCCGGTTGTTGCTGCCCGATGGCGGGATCGCCATCTCGTCCATCCTGATACCCAGCAGAGCGAACTCCGCAAAGGTGTCGGGCTTGACGAACGAGCCGTTGCTGACCGAGCTCCACACCTGGTCGTAGAGGGCGAGACCCTCCTTGTCGACCGTCTGCGCGAGCGTGATCATCGCCGGAGTAATGTAGCGTTCGCTGTACTCCTCGATGGTCATGGTCAGGTCGATGCTCGAGAACTCCCAGCCGACGTGCTTCTGGCTGGACACGGTGATCGACGTGTTGGCTTCTTCAACGTCCTGCTTGACCAGGGTGGCCCCGTCGGACGTGACGAACTTGACGGGCTTTCGGATGTTGACCGATTGCCCTACTTTGACGAACTCCTCGCGGTATTCACGATGGACTTGGTTCGCCATCTGGAGGTTGTTCTCCAACTGAAACAACGCCTCCTGGGCGATGATCGTCGGAGTGATTAGCGCATTTGCCATGAGAAAGTGCTCCGTGGTTCATGGAACTACCCTCTCGCCGCCATCTGCTTGCGCCGAATGGCCCGGTACTCCTCGGGGTTGGCGCTGTCGAGATCGACTTGCCTCCCTTGAGCTCCGCCGCCTTCGGTTCCGCCAATGGGTGGAGGGGCGTTCGAGACTGTCGGTGCCACGTTCGCCGCCTCACTCGCGGGGGGTTGGCTGCCATTCCCTGTCGCCTTGCTCGCTGCGATGGCCTTGACGGCAATCTTGGCGAGCTCACGAGCTACGGCAGTCTCTCCCTTCACGGTTGCGATGCGCTTCGCTTCGTCCGGGTGTTTGCCGAGATAATACAGGGCCTCGGCGCCCTCCTCGTCCATGTCAATCAACTGGTCGACCATCGTCTGGTTGACCGCGAGGGCCTTGTCGTAAGCGATAGCGTCGAAGTCTGAGTATTTATCGCTCACCTCTCCCCAGCTGGCCGGGATCGGCGGGTCGGTGCCGGCGCCGCCCTGGGCGGGCGACTGCTCGGCGACCTTCTTCTCCGCCAGAAACACGGCCTTGGCCTCGGCATACTCATCCCACGACGCAAAATCGTCCGAGATTGGTTCCTTGGCCGGCTCCGCTGGGGGTGCCGCCTGGGCGTTGCGTTCCAGTTCAGTGATGCGATCACGGGCTTCGGCGAGATCCTTCTGTAGCCGTGCCGTTTTTCTCGCGCGCCGGCTCTTGGGACGCTTGTCCCCGTCGCCGGCTTCACCGCCTTCATCCGCAGCACCAGCCGCCGCCTCGCTCGAGCTCCCATCATCGGCCGATGGTGGTGTCGATTCATCGTCGTCGGCATCCCCTTCCCCGTCGTCGTCGTCACCGTTGCTCTCGTCGGGTGCGCGCTTGGATTCCTGTGGTGTCGCTTCGGCAGCCACCAGGGACGGTTCCTCCGTCACTACATGGCTGCGCGTATCGTGTCCACGGGTCTCGGCCGCTCGCGCCACGAGCTCGTCGTCCTCGGCCTCACTTGCCGAGATCGCGTCACGAGTTCGTGGCTCCGGTGGCTTCGGATCAGTACCGGGCGCTGGGGTTGGGTCAGTTGTCACGTTTTACTCCCTCGGTCGGATTTTAGTCGAGCCGCGACGATTGTCCACGGCTTACGCGATCACGCGCCCGCGCCGGTCGGCACCTGGTCGAGCGGAACGCCTCCTTCTTGCTGGCCTTCGGCCGTCTGCGTGGCAATCATTTCGGCGACCGTCACGTTGATGAGCTCCACCAGGGCCTCGCGGTCGAGGCCGGCCTCCTTCATCAGCTGCATGAGCTTGATCTTCTCCTGGGCCTCCTTCGCTTCCGCCGTGACGACCTTGGCCTCGGCCTCGGCGAGCTCGGCTTCCGCGAGCACCGCGTTGGTCTTTTGCTCGGCGCTCGGTGGCCGCTCCTCACCCTCATCGCCACGCTCACCCTCGAGGAGCTCCTCGGGGATGGTACGGCGCAGGCGGTCGGCCATCATCTTGGCGCCTGGGAAGTCGAGGTTCCCGGCAACGAGATCGCGCACCAGGGGCGCGGCCTCGGGGTCGCGCTCGAGGTAGGCGAGCACGCCGGCAACGGCGGCCTGGCGCTGGCTGGCGAAGCTGGGCCCGACCTTGACGTTGATGCCGAACCGCCCGCCACGCAGATCGTTGATGAGGGTCTCCTCGCCGGTTTCCTCGTCAATCACCGGGGCGAATAGCTCGAGGAAGTCCTCGCTCTCGTCCTCGTGGAGCAGGC